TTATGCGTCGCGGGGGGCGGCCGGGAATTCGGGCGGTGCCGGCTCCTTGCCCATGATGTAGCTGTGGGTGCGGCGCAGCTGGTCGGTCGAGAGGTCGGCGAGGGACTCGAGGCTGAAGTTCTTGCGGATGTAGGACTTGTAGGCGTCGGCGTCACCGAGCTGGTTCTTGCAGCGGGCCTTGATGGCGCTGATTCTCGAGCGCCGCCAGTCGTCGTCCTTCGACGGCGCCGAGGGCATGGCGCGGAGCTTGGCCATTTCCTGCTTGATGAACTTGACGACCAGGTCGAAGCGCTCGGCGGGAATGAGGTGGTACGAGGTGACGCCGGCCTTGCGGTTGATGCGGATCCACGCGGCAGCGTCGGTCAACGGCGCACGCTTGATGCTGTTGTGCAAGGCGATCCAGTCGATGCGCAGCGCGTTGATGCGGGCCTTCTGCTCCTCGGTAACGACCCCGTCGCCGGGCGTGACGACAACGCGAGGCCGTGGTGGCCGCGCCACGGTGTAGTTGTTTACGTCGCCGCCCACGATCTGCCCGCTGACCGCGCCATTGACGGTGATCTGCACGGACTTTGCAGCGGCTGACCTGCGCCGTGGAGCGGGCGTCGCGCCCGCCTTGAAGAGCTGCAGGATCTGTGCGGTTTTTTCTTCTTCCGACATACGTTCCCCTGAAGATGCGGCGCTCAGGCCGCAGATTTGACGAGTTTGAGCACCCGGTCGCGGGTGATGGACGGTTCCTGGTAGAGGTCGTAGACGGCCAGCACCAGCTCGGCCTTCTTGTCGGGCGCCATGACGCGCCGCGTGGCGGCGAGCCCCTCTTCGACCGTGGCGAGCGCGAGCTGCAGGCGCCCCTGGTCGAGGCCGGCCGCTGGCGCGGCGCCGGCCGCGCGCAGCTCGGCGCGGGTCTTGGGCGGACGGCCCGTGGCCAGCCAGTCTATCGAGACCCCGCCGACATTAGCCATCGCTACGAGGTTCTCCAGCCCTGGCAGCTTCTCTCCCCGCAGGTAAGCGCCGAGGAGGCTGTCCGAGAACCCGCACTCCTTCGCAAACCACACTAATTTTCTGTCACCGATCGTCTCTCGAAGTCGGTCTTTGAACTGTTCCGATTCAGAAGAGCGAATCGGAACCGCCGTCGTTTTCAAATCGGAACTGTTCCGATTTTCCTTAAGTGTTGATCTTGCAGGGCTTTTAGTCATTTTTGCTCTCCGCTACAAAAAAGCGGAAATCGGAACGCTCAATGGTGGTTGACAGACACCACTATAGAGCGAATAATTCAACACAACGAAACGAAACCTAACGGAAGGATAAGCGATGGCGGCAGCTGTTCCAAAAGGAAAACGCGTGCGCTCGCTCAAGGAAGCGAGGGAGGCGTTTCACCGCTCCGGCAAGACGGTGGTGGCGTGGGCGAAGGAGAACGGCTTCACCCCGGCGCTGGTGTACATGGTGTTGTCGGGGCAGCGCCGCGGGTTGCGCGGGCAGAGCCACCGCATTGCGGTGAAGCTCGGCATCAAGAACGGCGTGATCGATGAGGCGCCGGTTTTTTCACACGAGGAGAAAGACGATGGAACTGAATGAACTGCGGGTGGATGTGATTCGGCTATGCGAGCGGGCGGTGTACGCCGGGTGGGGTTTGCATGTGCTGCGCGCGCTGTGGGCGATGGCAGAGCAGCCGGTGCCGGAAAAAGAAGAGGATCGGCTGAACCTGCCGATGCAGAGCGTGAGCTACGAGGCGTTGTGCCTGCGCCTGAATGGCTACATGCGGCTGGCGGCGGTGGATAGCCTGGCCAACCTTTCCGACGCGGATAGGGTGAAGGTTGGCGGCGTGATCCTGCTGGCGATGGCGAACCGCATTTTTCTGCCGCACGTGCCGGCCGAGCACGCGGCACGCCAGCCGACCGAGGCGCTGCTGGGGCATTTTTCGGCGTGGCTGGTGGACGGCGCGCCGGCGGAGCAGTACGTGGCGGAAGCCTACCGCTACCGCAGCCGCTTCGGCACGACCGTCACGGCGATCCGCACGGACCCGGAGTACGAGGAGCTGTTCGACGCCATGCCGTCGGCAGGGCTGGACTACGCGATGGGCGAGGGGCACTGGGATTTGTCGAGCCACTGGCACGGTTTCGGACGCTTTCTGGCGGCGCAGGGAGCCGACTGGCAGGCGCTGAGAGTGCTGGAGCAAAAGGCCGACGGTGTCGAGTTCGTCAGCGATGACGAATATGGCAACGACGAGGCGCATGCCGCGCTGCTCGGCCTGCTCGACGCGCAGCGCGATGGCTACGTCGATGTGGCGTTGAAGCCGCATGACGCGGCGCTGGCGGAGCTGGTGGACGGGGTGCTGGCAACGCTGCGCCGCGAGCCAGCGCGAGCCGCGTGATCAAACAACCCAAGACCGTGACCGGAGAGTAGGCATGCTTGACCCGCACAAGGGCTGGTACAGCGCGCAGGAGCTGGCGGGGCTGCCGGGGATGCCGACGACGGATCGCGGCGTGAAGAAGGCTGCCCAAAAAAATTTGTGGGCTAGTCGCTCAAAAGAGCGAGGCAAGGGCCTCGAATACGCCCTGACCGCCCTGCCGGCCGAAACGCAGCAGCATCTCCTCGGGCTGGTGCTGGACCAGTCGGCGGCGGCGAAGGCGCCGGCCCTGCCCGCCCCGGCGCGCCAGAACCTGCCGGCGGTGCAGGCGCCGGGGGAAGTGGTGACGGTGCGCGGACAGGTGCGCAAGGCCGCCGGCGAGCAGCTCGACGACTGGGGGCGCCGCTACCAGGAGGCGGCGCTGATCCTGTGCCGTGCAGTGGAGGCGGCGATGGCGGCGGCGGACTGTTCGGTGAAGCGGGCGTGCACGGAGCTGGCTGAGCGGCTGGTGAGCGGCGAGGCGCGCATCGAGCTGCAGGACGCGGCGCTGAAAACCTACCTCAAGCCGCGCAAGACGGGCGGGCCGCTGGGCGGGGTGACGGCGCAGCTCGGGCGGCTGCAGCGGATGATGGCCTTCTACGAGCAGGGGCGGCTGGCCGGGGACGTGGGGCTGTACCTGGTGCCGGGCAAGCGCGAGAAGACGGGGCACGACCCGGTGCATGTGATGGCCTTCCTGATCTTCTTCTGCGTGCCGACGCGCCCGCCGGTGGCCGATGTGCACCGCAAGATTGTGCCGTACCTGGCCGAACGCGGGATCGAGGCGCCGAGCTATGCGACGGCGGTGCGCATCGAGCAGAGCCTGCCGGTAACGGTGAAGTACCGCGGCCGCATGACGGGCAGCGAGTGGCGGGCGCTGCGGCCGTACGTCGAGCGCGACGTGTCGATGTTCAAGAGTAACGACATCTGGGTGGGCGACGGCCACAGCTTCAAGGCGAAGGTGCAGCACCCGATCCACGGCCAGCCTTTCACGCCGGAGATCACGGTGATCATCGACTGGGTGAGCCGCAAGATCGTGGGCTGGAGTGTGGCGCTGGCGGAGTCGACGGTGGCGGTGTCGGACGCCTTCCGCCATGCGCAGTCGGTGACCCGCGCCCGGCCGCTGGTCTATTACAGCGACAACGGCAGCGGGCAGACGGGCAAGCGGCTCGATTGCCCGGTGGCGGGCACGCTGGCGCGCCAGGGCATTGCGCACGAGACGGGCATCCCGGGCAACCCGCAGGCGCGCGGGATCATCGAGCGGCTGTGGCAGGTGACGTTCATCCCGCTGGCACGCGAGTACCCGACCTGCACGTGGCGCGGGGCGGACGAAAACGCGACCACGAAGATGCTGAAGCTCCTGAACCGCAAGGATCAGGGGGGCGTGCGCATCCCGAGCTTCCGCCAATTGCTGGATGACGTGGCGCGCGTGGTCGATGAGTACAACCTGCACCACGCGCATCGGGAGCTGAACGGCAACACCCCGGAGGACGAGTATCAGGCACGGCTGGACCGCGATTCGATCGTGTTCGGCCCGACGGATGCGGAGCTGGCGGCGCTGTGGCTGCCGGAGGTGGTGCGGGTGCCGCAGCGCGGCCGCGTGAGCCTGTTCGGCAACGCGTACTGCAAGGCCGATCTGGTGGAGCTGCTGCCCGAGGGGGCGAAGGTGCGGGTGCGCTATGACCTGCACGACGCGAGCACGGTGCAGATCCTGACGATGGAAGGGGTGTTTCTGGGCGTGGCCGACTGGGAAAGCCACAGGGAAGCGGCCTTCCCGGTGCCGGAGATGGACCGGCTGCGGGCAGCGCGGGCGGCCGGCAAGACGCGGCGTGGCGAACGGATCATCGCCGAGGCGCAGGCAGAGCTGGGCGAGGTGTTCGACCTGACGCCGATGGTGCCGGCCGCGCCAATTGACCTGGTGGGGGCGATCAGCGACGAGGAGCTGGCGGCGATGGAAGCGCGCCGGCCGCAGGGCGAGGCGTTGCCGGACCTGCTGGCGCTGGCCGACGAGGCGCCCGAGGCGCCCGACGAGATCCCGGCCGCGACGATGGATTACCTGCAGATGGCGACCTGGCTGGCGGGCGACGCGCTGGACGCGGACGCCGACGAGGACGGGCCGGCCGATCAGGCCCCCAGAAAAGACAAGGCCGCCGGGTAGCGGCAACCCCCGACGGCCGATTTCGGAACACGACTTCGAAACACAACACAAGGGAGCTTACATGAAACACCTGTTCGTGAAGACGGAGAACCACCGGCGCTTTCTGGCATCGGTGTCGATGCTGGAGAACCGCGGGGCGATCGAGCGCTGCCTGCTGCCGGTGAAGGGTAAGCCGGGCGTGGGCAAGACGCGTGTGGTGGACAACTGGGGCAGCGCGGTGGATGCGGTGTTCCTGGAAGGGATTCCGGGCATGAGCCTGCGCTACCTGAAGGATGCGTTGAAGGCCGAGACGGGCGTGAAGGAGCGCTCGGGGTTCGCGGAGTTCCTGGCGCTGGTGGAGTTCTTCAAGAACGAGCACGGTGCGCCGCGCCCGATCATCCTCGACGAGTGCCAGCACGGCTTTCACAACAAGGCCGAGTGCATCGAGTACCTGCGCCGGCTGGCGGAGAAGGCGGGGACGATCCTGGTGCTGGTGTGCCACACGAGCGAGAGCTACCTGCTCGACAGGTACGACCACATCAAGACGCGCATCGGCTGCGTGTGCGAGTTGCTGCCGCCGAGCCTGGAAGACTCGGCCCTGTATGCCCGCGAGCAGTGCGAGGTGGGGCTGGACGATGCGCTGATTGCCGAGGTGCACAAGCAGAGCGGCGCGCGCTACCGATTGATCTCGGACGCGCTGGCGAACCTCGAGCGTATCGCGGAGAAGCTGGGCAAGCGCTCGCTGGTGCTCGCCGACGTGCAGGGCCTGCCGTTGTGCCAGGACTGGGAGCGCGCGCTGAAGGCGGCGCCCAAGCGTGCCGCGGCGCCGCTCCACCTCGCGCACGGGGGTAAGAAGTGAGCGTGAGTGCACAAGCCGTATTGGTGGAGATCGTGCGCGGCACGGTGCAGCTGCCGGCGATCGCCGCGGCGGTGGGCGGCGGCAGCAAGGCCGTGGTGATGGCGGTGCAGCGCCTTAAGCGGCGCGGGCTGGTGACGGCAGTGGCAACCGGCGAATACGCCCCGACCGAGGCCGGTCGGATGTTTCTGGCCGAGGGCCGGCAGGTGGCAAGCGGGCAGGGAAAGCGCCTGCACACGCGGACGCGAGGGCTGCGCCAGCGGGTGTGGTGGGTGCTGCGCGCGCGCGGCACGGTGAGCCTGCCCGACCTGCTGTCGACGCTGTCGGACGGCAGCGAGCGGGATGCCTGCGCGAACCTGTCGGCGTACCTGCGGGCGCTGGAACGGGCGGGGTTTGTCGCGGTGCTGGAGCAGCGCCACCCTGGTCACACGCCCACCAGCAACGGGTACAAGCGTTACAGGCTGGTGCGCAATAACGGCCGGCAGGCGCCGGTGGTGCGGCAGGCGCACGGCGTGGTGTTCGACCCGAACAGCGGGGAGACGTTTGCGATCAGGCGGGGCGCGGCATGAGTCCCGCGCAGGTGCTGCTGCGCGCCCAAAGGGCCGCGGGCAAGACGCTGACGCAGATCGCCGCTGAGATCGGCTACAGCCGCACCGCGGTGTCGCTGTACCAGGGCGGCAAGTACGACCGCGACGCGGCGCGCCTCGAGGCGGCAATCGTGCGGGCGTATGACCGGCGCGTGTGCCCGCACTTGGGCGAGTCGGTGGAGCCGGAGCTGTGCGTGCGCAAGGCGCTGGCGCCCAAACCTTTCGGCGGCTCGGCCCGCCTCACCTGGTGGATGCGCTGCCAAGGCTGCGCCCATCGTCCGGAGGAATCATGAACCTGACCGAGTTTTGCGAAAAGCGCCTTCTGCCCGTGGTGCTGGCGTTTGCCTGCGGCGTGCTGGTGATGGACGTGGCCGACGCCCGACGCGTGGAGGAAGCCCGGTCGCAGGCACAACGTGCGGTGGATCTCGCCGTGCAGTTCCGCGCGCTGTGCGGCGATGAGGAGCCGGCAGAGGAAGTGGCGTTCGTTGATCCGGTGCAGTTGCAGGGGGCGACGCGATGAAGGCCGATAGCTATGGCACCCCGACCGAGCAGGCGCGGTACCGGATGGGCTGGATGACGCCGACGGAGCGCAAGAAGGACGGGCAGCAAAACCGTTGTGCTACCTGCCGCTACTTCCATTTCGAGACGGTGACCAGTGGCTGGGGCGGAGTGAACCTGAAGGCGCGTTGCGGTCATCCGATGGCCGCGGGTGAAACGGGGCACGCGACCAGGGAAAACGCCGTGTGCGCCAAGTGGGAGATCAAGGCATGACCACGCCTGCTGATCTTCACGGCCGCATCCTCGCCAGGATCGCCAAGTCGACCGGTCAGCGCCCGTCGCGCGCGGCCGACGTGCTGGCGATGGTCGGCGGTGCCGAGCCGGGCTTCTGGGCCGCGGTGGAGCAGCTGTACCGCGAGCGGCGCATCAACACCGCGCACATCCAGAAGAAGGGCGACCCGGAACCGTGGCTGGCGCTCTGGCCGACCGGGCTGCCACCGAGCAGCTCCGGCTGGACGAGCAACAGTCATACCGCGCTGTTCGTGAAGCCGCGGGCGGATGACCTGTTTCAGGCCTTTGCACCGCGCAGCGCCCCGAAACCCGCCGTTGCGCCGAAGCCGGCGCCGGCCAAGAAAACCGAAACAAAAAAGGAGCCCGTTATGGATACCCCCACCAACGCCCGCCGCGCTCATGGAACGCTGCAGGCCGAGCTTGCGAAACACCTAACCGGCGTGAGCAAGGCCGACTCGTGGCGCGTTTCGCAGCTTGCAGAAAAGATGTTCGACGACCCGCAGAACATCCGCTTCGCCCTGAAGGCCTTGGTCGCCAAGGGAGAACTGGCCGTGATCGAGGTCCAGAACGGCGGCCGGACGGCGGCGGCGTACTACGACCCGGCGACGGAGCCAGCCCCGGAGGCGGCGCCTGCCTCACTGCCGGAGGAGCCGGTACCGGCTGCCGTCGTCACTGCTGCAGCCGAGGTGCTGACGACGATCGCCGAGGCGGCAGCGCCCGCGCCCGTCGAACCCGAGCCGGCCGCGATCGCACCGACTGTGGAACGGCGCGCGCCCACCCCCTTGTATCGGGCCGGTGATCTGACGGTGATGGAAGTTGCCGAGCCGCCGGCGCCGGAGCGCGTGGAGTTCGCACTGTGGGACGACGGACGACTGACGATCGCCGCCCAGAACGAAATCCTTCTGATCCCCGCGGACGCCACCAAGCGCCTCGCGCTGCTGCTCGGCGTGCCGGGCAATCAACCTGTTTCCAACCTCGGAGCCTGAACCGATGAGCACCACCGACACCGCCGTCCCGGACGGCTACATGCGCAACGCTGCCGGCCACCTCGTGCCCCGCGACCAGGTGCGCGAACAGGATCTGCTGCGCGACGAGATCGCCCGCGAACTGTCCGGACTGGCGGTCGCGCTGAACCAGCAGCTGGCCGCTTTCAAGGCGCGAGCCCTGAACGACATCGCCGACCTGGTGAAGATCGCCGGTGAGCGCTACGAGGTCACCCTGGGCGGCAAGAAGGGCAACGTCAGCATCACGACCTACGACGGGCGCTACAAGGTGCAGAGGTCGGTCGCCGAGCGCATCACCTTCACCGAGGAGCTGGAGGCCGCCAAGGCTCTGATCAACAACTGCATCGAGCGCTGGAGCCAGGGCGCCAACCCGCACATCCGCGCCCTGGTCGATCGCGCGTTCCGCACCGACTCGAAGGGCCAGATCAAGACTGCGGCCGTGCTTGAGCTGCTGCGGCTCGAGATCGACGACGAGGAATGGATAAGCGCGATGGAGGCCATCAAGGATTCCATCCAGAGCACCGGGACTGCGATCTATGTGCGGGTGTACGAGCGCATCGGGGACTCGGACCAGTACCGGGCGATTCCGCTAGATCTGGCGGCGGTTTGAGGAGGTCCATGATGTTCTTCAAGAACCTGATGATTTACCGCCTGCCGGCGCCGTGGGCGATGACCGCCGAGGACTTGGCCGAGCAGCTCGCACGCAAGGGCTTCCAGCCCTGCGGCAACCAGGATCAGGAGACACGCGGCTGGGTGTCGCCGACCGGTGACGAGTTCCTTTTGCATCAAGTCGGCGACCAATGGCTGATCGCACTGGGCTTCGAGCAGAAGCTGCTGCCGTCGTCGGTGGTGAAGCAGGAAGCCGAGGTGCGCGCCGAGGCGATCGCCGAGCAGCAGGGCTACAAGCCCGGCCGCAAGCAGATGAAGGATCTGCGCGAGCAGGTTCTGCAGGAGCTGCTGCCGCGTGCGTTCGTCCGCCGTACCAAGGTTTTCGCGTGGATCGATCCGGTCGACGGGTGGCTCGGGGTCGATGCCCCCAGCCAGACGCGGGCCGAGGACGTGCTGGAGGTGTTGCGCCAGACCCTCGACTGGCTGCCGCTCGCGCTGCTGCGCACCGAGCTGTCGCCGACCAGCGCAATGGCCGACTGGCTCGCAGGCGGCGAGGCGCCGGCCGGCTTCACGATCGACCAGGACTGCGAGCTGCGCTCTATCACCGAGGACCATGCCGCGGTGCGCTACGTGCATCACCCGCTCGAAGGCGAAGAGGTGCGCGGGCATCTGACGGCCGGGAAGCTGCCGACGCGCCTGGCGCTGACCTTCGATGACCGCGTGAGCTTCGTGCTGACCGAGAAGCTCGAGTTGAAGCGGCTCGACTTCCTGGACCTGGTGAAAGAGAAGCTCGAGGAACAGGGCGCCGAGGACGCGGCTGCGCTGTTCGACGCCGGCTTCGCGCTGATGACGGGCGAGCTGCGGCGTCTGCTGGCGGCCGTTGTCGAGGCGCTTGGCGGCGAGCTGCGGCCGAACGACGGCTGAATCGAATTTGCGAACCGCAGGAAACCGTCGGGCACATAACGGAACCAGCCGGTACGGAAAAAGCAAAGAGCCGCCAGGGGCAACCCGAAAAGGCAGCCGGGAGCCGGCAACCCTTACAAACTTTGGAGCATTCGAAGCATGAACAAAGCCGAACTGATCGACCGCATCGCCGCCTACACCAATCTGCCCAAGGTGGCAGTCGAGTCGATTCTCGACGCGCAGGGCAAGGTCATTGCCAACCATTTCGGTCTCGCCGCCGGAGCTTGCGATGCCGAGGTCGTATTGCCCGGCCTGGGCAAGCTGAAGACCAGCACCCGCGCCGCGCGCACGGGGCGCAATCCGCAGACCGGCGCGGAGATCCAGATTCCCGAGCGCGTCGCCGTCAAGTTCTCGGCCGGCAAGGTGCTGGACGACATCCTGAACCCCTGACCCGGCTGGCTCGATGGCCTCCGCAGTTTCGTTACTGCACGGGGCCATCCGGCGAGACGAGTAACGCCAACGGAGGCCGACATGCCGCTGATTGCCTATGTCCTGCTGATCCCGGCTGCGGGGATCGTTGATGGCCCCCTGGGGCTGCTCATGTTCCTTGTCGCGGCGATCGGTATCGCCACCCTGAAACCCGGAGATTGAAGATGCTTACGAAGGAACAATGGGCGCAAGTCGAAAGCGACCTTTCGCACCCGTATTGCCCCGTCAAACTGCGCTGCGACGATCACGAGATCACGCTCAAGGTCGAGCGCGAAAAGGGGTTGAAGTATGTGGTCTCCGTCTATGTGGACGGCTGGATCAAGGGCGAATGGTTCAAGGGTGAGCCGGAGTATGTGCGCAAGTTTTGGCGCGAGCATTGCTCGTTCCTGTGGAAACCCAAGGAGCGGGCCGAGGCCGCCAAGCGACTGAAACAGCGGGGGCTTCCGAAGGACATCCGCGACTGGTACCGCGGCGTCGCCGAGAAGAAAACCGATCCGATGTGGTTCCCGCACTGGCCAAACGCGAAGGCCCTGTGTCGCCACCTGCGCAAGACCTGCACGACGGTCGAACGCATCCAGTCGGAGGCCTGACCATGGCGGCATCCGCTCCCCTCGCTGCCCAGATTGCCAAACGACGCAGCGCGATCTGTGCCACCTGCGCCAAGCTCGGCATCGACGAAGATGCGCGCAGGTTGCTGGTGAAGAACCTGACCGGCCATACGAGCCTGAAAGACTGCACGATGGGGCAGCTGTCCGAGGTACTGGACCACCTGAACCGCGGCAAGAACGGCTATGCGGGGCGCAGGCGCACGATGCCGACGGCCGATCGGGCGCCGCTGCTGGCGAAGATCGACGCGCTGCTGGCCGAGCTGCACCGCGTGACCGGCGAGGTGCATACGCTCAAGTACGCGGACGCGATCGCCAAGCGCAACGGCTGGGCGGAGTGTGTCGACTTCGCCGACCCGGTGGCGCTGAAGCACCTCGTCGGCGCGCTGCACCGTACCTTGCAGTTCAAGCTCGCCAAATGAAGCGGCCGGCGCCCCCGATCCTGGAATCCGACCTGCCCGCGACGGCGCGCGACTTGGTGCGCCTGGTGGGCTGGGCGAAGGCTGAGGCGCTGATCCGCGAACTGGGCGGGATTCCGTACCCGGTACCGAAGGCGGCAGACAACAACGCGGCCGGCGCGGCGCGCTTCGAGCGCCTGGCGGAGATCGTCGGGCAGCGCGGCGCCGAGCGCATCGTGGCGGAGTACGGCGGCGACGTGATGGAGATCCCGAACTGCAAGACGGCGATCGCGCGGGCACGGATGCGCGCGATGCGCGCGCGCTGCGATGCCGGTGCGACGCTGGAGGAAATTGCGATCGAGTTCGGCTGCACCACGCGGTGGGTGACTGAGGTGCTGAAGCGCCCGGACGACGGCGCGGGACGGGTGCTGGAACGGGGTGGGCAGATGGGGTTGTTCTGACGGTAGAATCCTGCGGCAATGCAAAGGAGATATGCCATGACGACGTGCCCGAAGTGCGGTTACACCAGGCAATCGACTGATGCCGCGCCGGACTACGAGTGTCCGAGCTGCGGCGTGATCTATCAGAAATTCCTTGAGGCTCAGGCCAAGAAGCGCCAACAGGCCGAGGAACAGGCCGCGCGCGATGCGGGCGTCGCTGAAGCTGCTCGAAAGCGGGAGGACGAGGCGCGAGTTGCCGAGGAAGACAAGATCAAGGCGAATCTCACGTCCTGCCGCGCCTGCAAGGGGGTGGTGTCGTGGGGGGCAAAGAGCTGCCCTCACTGTGGGCAGCGGAAACCTGCCGGCCCGAAGCCCGTATCGCGCCGGACACAGGTAATCGTTTTGCTTGGCCTCGTCGCAGTAATCGTGGCCCTGGCGAATGCCCCGAGGGACGGCAACGCAACTGACGATTTTTCGGCAACAGCTGCGTGCCAGAGCGTCATCAAACGCGGGCTGAAAGCGCCATCCTCTGCGAGTTTTGCATCAGGGAAGGATCTGGTGCGTCGGCGACCGGACGGATCGGTGAATGTCATCGGGTACGTGGATGCCCAGAACGGATTCGGGGCCACGTTGCGCAACGAATACGAGTGCGAGCTGGTCCAGAACGGCGGGGGTTTCAGCGTGAAGCATGCGGGAATGAACGGAGAAGTCCTCTTCTAGTTTCTCCCGTGCTAGAGTCCGACCCCGAGCCCCGCCCCGAGCGGGGCTTTTCGTTTCACCCGGAATCGCTTCCGCCTGTCGCGTCGTGCGTGCGCCCCGCATCCTGCGGGCATGAACCCAACGCGCACAATCGACCTCATCGTCATCCACTGCTCCGCCACGCCCGATGGCCGCTGGACGAGCACGCTGGATATCGACCATTGGCACGCCCAGCGCGGTTTTCGCCGCGATCCGTCGGCGGCGGCCCGTTTCAATCCTGACCTTCGCAGCATCGGTTACCACTGGGTGCTGTACCCGAACGGCGCACGCGCCGCGGGGCGGCATCCGTCCGAGGTGGGCGCGCATGCGCGCGGGGTGAATTCCCGCTCGCTGGGCATCTGCCTCGTCGGTACCGACCGTTTCACGTACCCGCAGTGGGGCGCGCTGCTCGACCAGCTGCGGCATCTGTGCGCGGCCCATCGCGTACCGCTGCAGCTTGCCGACGCGTCGAACGGTTACCGCGGGGTGTGCGGTCATCGCGATCTGGCCGGGGTGAACAAGGAGTGCCCGGGGTTCGATGTGGGCGACTGGCTGGCTGGCGACATGCTGCCGCTGCGCAATCACTCGCTGGAGCTGCCGAAATGACGACGCGCGTTTCCGTGACGCATCACGACGCCGAGAGCGGCGTTTCACTGCTCGCCCAGGTGTTCCAGGTGGATCCGTATGGCCAGGTGATCGACACGCCTGTGCGCTCAAATGCGATCGCGCCGGGCGTGACGGCGACCGTGCATCTCAAGCCCGGCAACGTGCTGGTGGTGCGCGAGATGGGGGAATCGCAGGGATGAGCATCACGATTCCGGTCATCGACCGCGTGCTGGAGCTCGGCAGCGAGATCCTGAAGCGCGCCATCCCCGACCCCGCGCAGCGTGCCGCGGCGGAGCTGGAGCTGTACCGCGCGCGCCAGGCGGGCGAGCTCGACGTGGTGCGGGTGCAGCTGTCGGCGATCCTGGCCGAGGCGCAGAGCGCAGACCCCTGGACCAGCCGGGCGCGGCCCAGCTTCATGTATGTGATGTACGTGATGATCCTGGCGTCGATCCCGGTGGGCATCGCGCAGGTGTTCAACCCGGCCGCAGTGGCCGCCTTCACGGTGGGCGTCACCGCCTGGCTGAATGCGATCCCGGAGGAGCTGTGGTGGCTCTTCGGCGCCGGTTATCTCGGTTACACGGGCGCCCGTTCGCTGGAGAAGCGCAAGGGGGCCGCCCGGTGATATCCGACGAGATCAAGTTCGGGCTGGTGCTCCTCGGCAGCCTCGGCAGCATCATCAACACGGTAGCCAACGCCGGGTTGTGGCTGTACGTGCGCTACGGCGATCGCAACAAGGAAGTGGACCGCAAGTTCTCGAAGTTGCAGGAGGACTTCGACGATCGCGCCGACGAGCAGGACAAGCGTCTGGCGCGCCTGGAAGGCCGTCTGGACCGGGCGCCCACGCACGACGACCTGGGCAAGCTCTACGAAAAGATCAACGCCACCACGCAGGCCGTGAGCCAGATGGCGGGCGAAATGAAGGGCATGAACGACACGCTGCGCCTGATCCTGGCGCAGATTGCAGAGAAGGGGATGCGATGAACACCGCCGAACAGATGGTCGAGAGGGACCGCCGCCGCGCGATCCTTGTGGTGCTGGTGATGGCGCCCGCCTACATGATGCCGGCCCGCGGCCTGCGCGAGCAGATCGGCCTGGTCGGCTACACGGTGAGCCTCGACCGCGTGGCGACCGATTGCGCCTGGCTGGCCGAGCAAGGGCTGGTGGAGTGGAAGAACGACGTGGCGACCTTGACCGATCGCGGGTCGGACGTGGCGACCGGCCGTGCGCAGGTGCCGGGCGTGAAGCGTCCGGAGCCGGGGCAGCTGTGATGAAGATCATGGCTTCCGTTCCCGTTCGCAAGGTCCAGCTTGTTGGCGCGTCGACGTTCGAGTGCGAATGGATCGAGTGCGAAGTGGTCGGGCTCGCCCGGTGGCGTGCCGACCGGCATCGCCCCCGCTACTACTACCAGGCATTTGTCCTTAAGCCGGTAGAACTGCACCCGGAAGCGCCGAACGGCGCAGCGTACATCGATGCGGCGTTGTTTCAGGTCAATGTGTGCCGCAGGAAGAATTCTCGTTGGAAGCCGCCGGTATTCCCCGCGGGCAAGGGGCATGTGTGGTTGAAGGACGGCTATGGCACACGGTGAGGACACCCGCCGGGCCGTGCGCGGCGCCTACGTCTTCGACCAGCTCGGCCTCGAGGTGGCGGCCGTCAAGGAAGGCGTGCCGACCGCGACCGCGCGGCGCTGGAAGCGCGAGGCGAAGGACGCGGGCGACGACTGGGACAAGGCGCGCAGCGCGCAGATGATCGCAGGGGGCGGTATCGAGGACGTGGTGCGCCAGACGCTGGCCGTGATGGTGCAGCAGGTACAGGCCACCATCGAATCCATCCAGGCCGCGCCGGATATGGACCCGACCACCAAGGTGCAGATGCTCGCGAGCCTGGGAGACTCGTACCACAAGCTGGCGAATGTCTCGCGGCGGCTGATGCCGGAGACGGACAAGCTGGCGATCGCGATGGACGTGCTCAAGCGCTTCGGGGAGTTCATGGCGAAGCGCAAGCCGGCGCTGGCCGGGGAGTTCGTGGAGCAGCTCGAGGCGTTCGGGGATGAGATTGCGAGGGCGTATGGGTAACAACCAGGAGCAACCCAAGATGAAGACGTACCTTACGCCGGCAGACGTGGAGTCCGTGATCGTAAAAGAGACCGTGGAGAACGTCCCCGCGACGACGATCACAATGGTTACGCTGCATCTGCGCAACGGCGCGAAGGTCGTGGGGATTAACTACGGCGCCATCGATCCGACCCGGCAGGACTGGAGCATCGGCCGCAGCGAAGCTCGAAAGCAGGCCATCGAGAAGGTCTGGGAGCTGGAGGGCTACCTCCTGCGCGAGCGCTTGGCACCGCCTGTGGCTCGGTACAATGACCACCAGCACCCGTAAATCCTTCCTCGCCGACCTCGCGAACCTCGCCGCCTCCTTCCGTGCCCGGATCGAGGCCGAAGTTGCCGGCTTTGACCCGGACCCCGCCGAGTGCCAAAAGCGGCGCAAAGCCGCGCACGCGGACTTCGGCTACTTCACGAACACCTATTTCCCGCACTACGTCCGCAGCCCGCACCGCTCGCGCCTGCACGACTACCTGTTCGCGCGGCTGCCAGAGATCGTCGCCAGCAGCAAGAGCGAGACCGACGCGATCGCCGCTCCTCGAGGAGAGGCGAAGTCGACGCTGGTGTCGCAGCTCTTCGTGCTGTGGTGCCTGGTCACCGGCCGCAAGCGTTACCCGGTGATCGTGATGGACTCGATCGACCAGGCGTACCCGATGCTGGAAGCGATCAAGGCGGAGCTGGAGTTCAACCCGCGGCTGCAGATGGACTTCCCCGAGGTCACCGGCCAGGGGCGCGTGTGGCAGGCCGGGACGATCGTTACCCGCAACGACGCGAAGGTGCAGGTGGCGGGCTCAGGCAAGAAGCTGCGCGGTCTGCGGCATGGCCCGTACCGTCCGGATCTGGCCGTGCTCGACGACATCGAGAACGACGAGCAGGTGCGCAATCCCGACCAGCGCGACAAGCTGCAGAGCTGGGTGTCGAAGACGATCCTGCCGCTGGGCGGCGCGGGCGCCAAGTTCGACGTGGTGTATATCGGCACCATCCTGCACTACGACTCGGTGCTGAACCGCACGCTGGCGAACAAGCTGTGGCGCGCGGCGAAGTTCAAGGCGCTGCTGAAGTGGCCGGACCGCATGGACCTGTGGGAGCGCTGGGAAGAGCGCCTGCGCAATGACGGCGAGGACGCCGCGGACGCGTTCTACCAGGAGCACCGCGAGGCGATGGAGGCCGGTTCGGAATGCAGCTGGGCGGCGCGCCCGCTGCTGGCGCTGATGAAGATCCGCGCCCGCGACGGCCACGACACCTTCGACAGCGAGTACCAGAACGACCCGGTAGCGGGCGACAACGCGCCGTTCGCGAAGGTGATTTCCTTCTGGGTCAATCGGCTCGCGGACTGGATTTTCTACGGCGCCTGCGACCCCTCGCTGGGCAAGGCCGGGGCGAGCCGCGATCCGTCGGCGCTCCTGGTGGGCGGCTTCAACCGCTCGACCGGCATCCTGGATGTGGTCGAGGCCGGCATCAAGAAGCGCCTGCCCGATCGCATCATCGAAGACGTGATCGCCTACCAGGCGGAGTACCGCTGCCTGCTGTGGGTGATCGAGACCGTGCAGTTCCAGGCCTTCCTGTACTCGGAGCTGGTGAAGCGCGCTGCCGCCCGCGGCATTCCGGTACCGGCGCGGGGCGTGCAGCCGATCGCGGACAAGCTGCTGCGCATCGAGAGCCTGCAGCCGCACATGGCGAACGGCCTGATCCGCCTGCACCCGGGGCAGACCACGCTGATCGACCAGCTGCGCCACTTCCCGAAGGGCGACCACGACGACGGCCCGGACGCGTTGCAGATGCTGTGGATGGCGGCGACCAGCGGCATGGGGAGCATCGGCGGTTTTCAGAGCGTGGCGCGGCATGGGGGCGGCGGCGTGGGCGGCGACGACTTCGGCGGGTTCTCCTCGAGGAGGATGTTCTGATGATCATCAAGATCGACGACATCGAAGCGCCGACCAACGTCATTTGCCTGTCGGAGGCCCGCACCCGTTTTCAGATCGACAAGTGCCGGCATGTGCATCTGGCCGTCGATGAGGATCTGGCCGAGGTCGAGTGCACCGATTGCGGCGCGAAGTTGAACGCGATCGCCGTGCTTGCACGGCTCGCCCGCGAGGAAAGCCGCTTCGAGCAACGCCGCGTGGCGATGGTCGCGGAACGCGAAAAGCTCGAAGCGAAATCACGAACGAAGTGCCAGCACTGCGGGCAAATGACGCACGTGCGGCCCGGAAGGTAACCATGGCAAAGATCCTCGACCAACACGGCACCCCCATCGACACCGGCATCCTGCGCGAGCCGCAAACCGCGCGCGTGGCGGTGCTCCAGCACGAACTGGTGCAATCGCAGCTCGACGGCCTGACCCCCGCGAAGGCGGCGCGCATCCTGAAGGAGGCCGACACCGGCAACATCATCGCGCAGCACCAGTTGTTCGACGACATGTACGACCGCGACGCGCACCTGCGCTGCGAGTTCGACAAGCGCCGCGGGGCGGTGCTGGGGCTCGACTGGTCGATCGAGCCGCCGGCCAACGCGAGCCGCGCGGAGAAGAAGCTCTCGGCTTGGGTCGAGGAGATCCTGCGCGACGTGGTCGACGATCTGGAAGACGTGATCCTCGCGATGATGGATGCGGTGGGCCACGGCTTCGCGCCCATAGAGATCGAGTGGGAGCGCTGGGGAACGGAATGGCTACCGAAGTTCCACCCGCGCCCGCAGACGTGGTTCCAGCTCGACGCGATGCGCCGCTCGCTGCGCCTGAAGGACGGCAGCTCGGACGGCGCGGAGCCGATCCCGATGGGCTGGATCATGCACCAGCACGTGAAGGCGAAAACCGGTTACCTCGGCCGCATGGGCCTTTCGCGCGTGCTGCTGTGGCCCTTCCTGTACAAGGCGTACAGCATCGGGGACTTCGCCGAATTCCTGGAAACCTACGGGCTGCCGATCATCGTCGGAAAGTACCCGCAGAGCGCGACGCCCGAGGAGAAATCGAGCCTGATGCGCGCGGTGACGGCGCTGGGGCACGATGCGCGGGCAATCATGCCCGAGCAGATGGCGATCGAGATCCAGAAGATCACCGGCAGCGCCTCGGGCACGCCGCACCTGGAGATGGTCGATTGGGCCGACCGGGCGCAGTCGAAGGCGATCCTCGGGCAGGTGCTCTCCAGCGAGGCGAAGGCGACGGGGCTGGGCTCCGGCGTCGCAGATCTGCACGCCGAGGTGCGCCGCGACATCCTGATCGCCGATGCGCGCCAGATCGCCGGCACGCTGACGCGCGACCTGGTGTATCCGCTGATCGCGCTCAACCAGGGCGGGCTCGATAGCTATCGCCGCTGCCCGCGCTGGGTGTTCGACCTGGGCGAGGCGGAAGACCTGAAGCTGTATTCCGAGGCGCTGCCGGCGCTCGCCCAGGGCGGCGCGCGCATCCCGGTGAGCTGGGTGCATGAGAAGCTGCGCATCCCCGAAGCGGCCGACGATGAGCCGGTGTTCGGTGGCAACGTAACGCCCCCGGTACAGCCGGGCGCGCAGTCCGTGGCGCTGACCGCGCGTTATCGCACGGCCGCGCTCGCGACGCGGCTGGAAACCGGCGCCTCGTCGGGCAACTTCGCGGATCCCGCCGACCGCCTGACCCCGGCGCTGGCCGCGCAGGCGGAAGAGCAGATCAACGCCTGGCGCGAGGACATCGAGGCGATGCTGGCCGCAGCCGGCAGCCTGGAGGAGTTCCGCGAGCAGCTGCTGGCGCGTTACGAGCACCTGCCCGCCGACGAGCTGGTAACGGTGATGGCCACGGCCCTGTCGGCGATCCACCTCGCCGGCCGCAGCGAGGTGCAGGATGGCCGATAAGGCCACCGCGGGCGCGGCCGGCGCGTTCGATCTCCCGTTCGCGGAGCAGATCGGGTTCTTCCGCCGGAAGCTGAACCTGCCGACCGAGGCCTGGGACGACATCCGCAAGGCCGCGCACGACCGGGCCTTCGTCGTTGCCGGGGCGATGAAGGCCGACCTGCTGCAGGATCTGCGCGAGGCCGTCGCCAAGGCGATCGCCGCCGGCACCACGCTGGAGACCTTCCGCAAGGACTTCCGCCAGATCGTCGCGAAACACGGCTGGACGGGCTGGACCGGCGAAGGCTCCAAGGCCGGCGAGGCGTGGCGCACGAAGGTCATCTACGAGACGAACCTGCGCACGAGCTACGCGGCCGGCCGCTGGGCGCAGCTCACCGACGCGGACATGGTGAAGAACCGCCCGTTCTGGCGCTACGTGCACAACGACTCGGTGCTGCACCCGCGCCCGCTGCACAAGCGCTGGGGCGACATGCGCCTGACGCTACCGCACGACCACCTCTTCTGGCAGACCCACTTCCCGCCCAACGGCTGGGGCTGCCGCTGCCGTGTGACGGCCGTGACCGGTCCGAAGGACGGCGACGCCACCGAGCCGCCCGCGGGCTGGCGCGCGATCGACCCCAAGACCGGCGCGCCGATGGGCATCGACAAGGGCTGGGCCTATGCCCCAGGTGCGAACGCGGCGACGCCGCTCGCCGATCTGGTCGGACAGAAGCTGCTGAACCTGGACGCGCCGATCGGCGCCGCGATGTGGGAGCAGCTCGCCCCCGCGCTGGCGATGGAACGGCGGCTGGCCTGGTACGACACCGTCGACGCCTGGCGCGCGAGCGGACCCGTCGGCGCGCGCCGTCATCACGTCGTCGGCGCACTGCAGCCTTCGGTCCTCGACTGGTTGCGCACCGAGCGCCAGATCGAGCCCGCGTCCGCCGAGATCGCGGTTCAGGACAACCTGGTGCTGGGGCCGAAGGAACGGCGCCACCAGGAGCGCTCCCGCGATGGCCTGACCGATGCCGAATGGCGGCGCCTGCCGGAGCTGCTCGACGCGCCCGAACAGGTGCTCTTCCACGAGCGCACCGGGCACCTGCTGTTCGTCCTGCCGGCCGGCGAGGACGCCGCGCAGAAGATCGCCGTCGAGTTCGATTACCGCATCGGCAAGAAGACGGACGCCCGCGAGCTGAACATGATCGTCAGCGCGTACCGCCAGGCGATGCGCGACATCGACGGTGAAGTGAAGGGCGGAGTGTGGGTGCCGGTGGAGTGATGCGGGCGGAGAGTCGGCAGTCTCTCATTCACCGGCGGCAGCGCCGCCCGGGACACGTGGACGCCGAAAATTTCCACGCCTCGCCCGCACTGAGAGGATAGCCCAGATGGCCGACAGCATCACGATCGAATTCGACCGCGCCCCCGTCCGCGACGCCCTGAACCGCCTGCTCGCCACCCTCGGCCCCGCGGGCATGGCCCCGGCCATGAAGGAAATGGGCGAGGTCCTGCAGGAATCCACCAAGCAGCGCTTCGCCACCAGCACCGCTCCGGACGGCACGCGCTGGGCGCCCAACGCGCAGGCGACGTTCGACAGCTACCTGAACCGCGACGGCAAGAACTTCAACAAGGACGGCCGCCTGGGCGCCAAGGGCGCAGCGCGGGCGATGAACAAGAAGCCGCTGGTCGATACCGGCATCCTCGCCGACTCCATCGACTGGCAGCTCGTCGAAGGTGGGGTCGAGATCGGAACCAATCGCTTCGCAGGGGAATGGGACGGCGGCGCGGCGGTGCACCAGTTCGGCAACCGCAAGGGCACGATCCCGGCTCGGCCGTTTCTGGGGGTGTCGGCGGAGGATGAAGTGCAGGTCCTGGAGATCGTGGAGCGGCACCTGCTGGGGGCGCTGGGAGGGTAAAGCGCCCGACGCGTTTACAGCCCCGTGGAGCGGTTTGAAGGGGTGAGGGGCGGCGTAGGTATGTCCGCAGGGGTGTTGCGGGAAAGTAACGGGGTAGTAACGGGGTTTATGAGTGGCTGATATGATATTCGCCATGCAACACATCTCACATCCGATGCCCCAGCCGAAGACCAGCGAACTTGAGCAGCGCTTGGTTGTGCTGTTTGACGAGCAGTGTCCCGACGATTTCAGGTTGCGCCGCCTTGAGGGGGACGCCCTAAAGCAAGTCGCCTCGGGCGTCGATGTTGCTGCGGCATACACAGTGCTTGGGGGCGTGGCCTTTCTTAGGATGGACGAACGAGCGATGCGCTCGGCGTTTGAGCGGGCGTTCTCTTGCCCTGGTATTGCTGTGGAGTCGTACCTGAATTACGCGACATTTCTTTCTGCTCTGCTGTATTTTGAGGAGTCGCAGGCGATTCTTTCGGATCTCGTCCAACGCTTCCCGGACAATCCCACGGTATTAGGCAGTGCAACGGAGGCCGCCATGGCTGCAGGACGATTCAGATTTGCCGCCGACTGCCGCTCGGCAGCCCATAGGCTTGGCCTTTCAGATCAAGGCAGCTCACAGTTCAATCTGACGGGTAATCCGATGCTCCCCCTTCTCTTGGATCGACTCGCCGGCGACGGCGTGGATGAACGGGTAATTCATCAGGCCGTGCAAGTGGCGGGGGAGGTTATCCGTAGGCGCCACGGGCAAGTCATCAGTTGGGTCGGCGACTTTACCGACGCGCCATCCATGGTGAGCATGTTCACAGTTCGTGCCGAATTCGATGACATTGCCAAGACGAATCTGTTGATAGCAGATGCGTTAGTCGAGCATGGACTCGATGACACGGCCAGCTATCTGACCCTCAGTTGTGTGCGACACGCCGATGCCTATTACGCCTGACAGCTTTATCGGCCTCGCGAGGGAGTTGCTTTCCGATGACGCGTCCGAGGTGGCTTTAAGATCAGCTACCAGTCGCGCGTATTACGCCGCTTACCATCTCGCAAAGGATCGTGCCGAGGCAAGCTGTCCTCAAGTTCCTGCGCACGAAATCAGAGGGGGGAGCCACGAATTAGTAGTGCACCGCTACATTGCAGAGGGTTCGCTGGCCGCTCGATCAATCGCATACACGCTGCGTGATCTCAAGGCGAAGCGTGTGATTGCAGATTACGAACTTGGCCAGCACTGGAAGCGGGAAGAATCTGAAAGTCACGTAGCCACGGCCGCGGCGCTTATGGAACGAATCGCTCAGCGGTAGGATCTGCAGGCCTCCTGCGCGCCCTTGTCCATCGGAACGCCTTCCCCTCCCTAGCCCCACCCCCCGCCGCCGATTATCGGCGGCATGGCTACCCGCACCGCTTCCCTGACCGTCCTCCTGCCCGCCGCCGGCGCTGAGATTCAGCTTCTGCCGGCGGGCGTGTTCCGTTCCGCCGACGGCTCGGGCCGTCCGGCCGGCGTGGCCGGCTGGAAGCTCGATGCGCTGACGGCTGCCCGTGTCATCCAGGCCGCAGCCGCCCGCGAAACCCCCCTCGTCATCGACTACGAGCACCAGACGCTACACGCCGAGAAGAACGGCCAGCCCGCGCCCGCGGCCGGCTGGTTCCACGGATCGGGCCTGCAATGGCGCGAAGGCCGCGGACTCTACGCGACCGACGTCGAATGGACCGCGCGCGCCCGCAACATGATCGGCGACCGCGAATACCGCTACCTGTCTCCGGTGATCGACTGGGACGACAAGACCGGCGACATCCTCGCGCTGCGCATGGCGGCGCTCACCAACAACCCCGGGCTCGACGGCATGACGGCCGTGGCCCTGTCCGCACTTTTCCACCACCCCTCTGAAGAGGAGAACTCCGTGAACGAGATGCTCAAGAAGCTGCTCGCCGCGCTGGGTCTGCCCGAGGACGCCAGCGAGGAGACGGCCGTCAGCGCCGTTGCCGAGCTCAAGTCCAAGGCGGACAAGGCCGGCGAAGCGCAGACCGCGAAGGCCGAACTGGCCGCCCTGAAAGCCTCAGTGGCCACCGCTGCCGGCGCCACCCCCGACCCCGCGAAGTACGTGCCGGTCGAGACCATGCAGGAGCTGCAGACGCAGGTCGCCGCGCTCACCGCACGCATGACCGAAGGCGAAGTCGCCGACGTGGTCGAAGGCGCGCTGGCCGCCGGCAAGCTGCTGCCGGCGCAGAAGGAATGGGCCGAGAGCCTGGGCAAGAGCAACCTGGCCGCGCTCAAGGGCTACATCGCCACGGCTCCGCAGGTCGCTGCGCTCAAGGGCATGCAGTCGCAGGGCAAGCAGCACGGCGGAAACGCCGACCAATCCACCGACGCAGATCTCGCGGTGATGAAGGCGCTGGGCCTTTCCGCCGAAGAGTTCGCCAAGGGCAAGAAGGAGTAACGCGACATGGCATTGACCGCCCCCCGTAACACCCTCGCGCGCACCGGCGATGTGCTCGACTTCCCCGTCGCCGCTTCCACCACCATCCACCAGGGCGCCCTGGTCGCGCTGTCGGCCGGCTACGCCGCGCCCGGCGCCACCGCAACTGGTCTCGTCGCGATCGGCCGCGCGGAGGAATCCGCCACCGCCGTGTCGGCAGGCGACGCCAAGGTGCGCGTACGCCGCGGCACCTTCAAGTTCGCCAACAGCGCGTCGGGCGACCTGATCGCCCAAGCCGACGTCGGCGCCGACTGCTACATCGTCGACGACGCCACCGTCGCCAAGACCAACGGCACCAACACCCGCTCGCGCGCCGGCAAGATCGTTGCCGTCGATACGGATGGCGTGTGGGTGCAGATCGGCCTCGGTCAGTAACGCCCCATCCCACCAGGAGTACTTCCTTATGAAATCGATTCCTCGCCTGGCCTTCGTGTGGGCCGTATCGCTGGCCGTCGTCGGCCTCGCACTCGCGTTCGGCTATGGGCCGTCGCACACCGAAGGTGTCGCGCTGATGGGCTTCGGCGGCATGCTCATCACGCCGTCGTCGCTCGCCTCGCTGGCACAGGGCTTCAACGCCGCCTTCCTGCGCGGCTTCGAGTCCGTGCCTTCTACCTACAAGCAGGTGGCCATGGTCATCCCGTCCACGTCCGACGCCGAGAACTACGGCTGGATGAAGGACATCCCCGGCATGCGGGAATGGGTCGGCCAGCGCACCATCAACAACCTCGAAAGCTCGCCCGCCCAGCTCAAGAACAAGACGTGGGAACACACCATCGGTGTGAGCCGCGACAACATCGAAGACGACAAGCTCGGCATCTACAGCAACCTGTTCGCGATGCAGGGCGAGATCGTCGCGCGCCATCCGGATGACCTGGTGTGGGGCCTGCTCGCCGCCGGCTTCGCGACCAAGGGCTTCGACGGCCAGTACTTCTTCGATACCGACCACGTCGGCTACACCCGTGCCGGTGCCGAGGCGAGCTGGAGCAACACCGGGGGCGGATCGGGCGCGCCGTGGTTCCTGATGGACCTGTCGCGCGCCTACATGAAGCCGCTGATCTTCCAGGACCGCCGCAAGCCCGCGTTCCGTCCGCCCAAGGTCGATGACGAGTCGGTGCAGAAGGAGAACACCTACCTGTACTCGGCCGACGCGCGCTACAACGCCGGCTTCGGCTTCCACCAGCTGGCCTACGGCAGCAAGGCGACGCTGGATGCCGCCGCGTACGAAGCCGCCCGCGTGAAGCTCGCCGGCCAGTTCCGCCCGGACGGCTCGCCGCTGGGCGTGAATGGCACGCACCTGGTCGTCGGCCCGAGCAACGAGGCCGAAGCGCGCAAGCTGCTCGTCGCCGAAACCGACGCCGCCGGCGCGACCAACGTCTGGCGCGGTTCCGCCCAGCTCATCGTCTCGCCCTGGCTGGAGTAATCCCCCATGGCAAAGGGCACCCAAGCCGGCCGACTCAGCGGGCCGGGCGCAGCCGGGGGCGCGGGCCCCGGCACCACGAATACAACCGCAGCCGAGAAGGCAGAGAACGCGGTTGTGGCCGAAGGGGCGGCTCCGGCCGCCCCGGAAGGCTCCAGCCAGTTCGACGCCACGCACGTCACCGGAGAGGGGAGCAGTCTCCCCTTGGGGGGCGAGATGGTCCCGCAGGAAGGCGTACTTCGCCCCGGGGTGTTGCAGACAGATCCTCCGGACTGGCTTGCGATTGCCAGAGCCGCGGGACGGGGGGCGATCGAGGGCACGGTCGAGGAGATCGCCGGCGAGCCCGGTCCGGGAACCGTGGTGAGCGGTTTTGTGATGACGCACCTGCGCATCGCCTCGCGCTCGCCGGCGGGCTTCCGCCGCTGCGGCCGGCGCTGGGGGCCGGAGCCGGTCGAGGTGGATGCGGACGAGTTCACGGAAGCCGATATCCTGCGCCTGCTCGATGAGCCCGAACTGATCGTGGCAGCCGTTACCGGCGGGCTGCTGCCGGTTGTCGAGTAACGCCGGAAGTTTCGGCACAACAAGAGAAACCAGAATGCCCGAGATGAGAGCAAAGCTGCAGGTGAGTTTTGTCCAGGAGCACTTTTCCGAACTGGACGGGGTGAAGACCAAGTACAGCGAAACGGTGGTGATGCACGCGGTTTGCCGGACCAACGGCTATTCCGACACCAACGGCGACGACGAGGACAACACCTACGCCAAGTACTCGCCGCAGGCGGACTTCCGTATCACGGTTGCCAACCCGGCGCTGTTCGGCCAGTTCAAGACCGGCGACAAGTACTACGCCGACTTCACCCGCGCCGAGTAAGCCGTGACCTACGCGACCGTCGCCGATCTGGTCACCCGCTTCGGTGAAGCCGAGCTGATCGACCTGACCGACCGTGCCGACCCGCCCGCGGGCGTCGTGGACACGGCGGTGGCCGACGGCGCGATCGCCGATGCGGTGGGCGAGATCGACACGTACCTGGGCGTGCGCTACGCGTTGCCGGTGTCTCCGCTGCCGGCCCTGCTGGTGATGGTGACGTGCGACATCGCGCGCTATCGCCTTCATGGCACCCGCGTCACCGACGAGGTGCGCGCCCGGTACGACGACGCCCTGCGCTGGCTGAAGGACGTGGCCCTGGGCCGTGCGCTGCTGCCCGGTGCCACGGCTGCGGCCAATGGCACGACGACGGCCGCGCTGGCTGAAGTCGTGCAGGCTGGGCGCAAGGTGTTCGGCGGGGGCCTGCAGTGATTCCCCCGATCGACTTCCTCGGGCTGGAGCCGCTCATCATCGAGCGGCTGAAGGCCACCGTGCCGGCAGCACGCGCAGTGCTCGCGGCCGAGGATCTCGCCGACGTGCAGGAGCGCAGCCAGGTGGCCCCGGCCCTGCACGTGATCTACGGCGGTTACCGCGTCCTGGAGGCTACCGACACCGGGCGCGCCGCGACCACGGAGCAAACGTGGATCGTGGTGGCGGTGGTCAAGGGAGCAGGCCAGCGCGGCGACGCTCCGGCCGCGCTGCGCGCCTCGGCCGCGGCCCTCGTCAGCCCGGTGCTGTCGGCGCTGATGGGCTGGCGCCCGGCCGATCGCATGCGCCCCCTGAAGCTCGCAAACGGCCCGCGGCCCGTGTTTTCCGGCGGTTTCGCCTATTTCCCCCTGACCTTCACGGCAACGGTGCCGGTGCAGGTCGAAAAGCAATGAAGAGGAGTACCAAACAATGAGCACTGCACGTGGATTTCTGGGCGAAGGCGACGTCCTCTTCGACGTCTGGGACGACGACACCCAGACGTGGTGGAACAGCTGGAAGCCGATGGGCGAATCGTCGAAGTTCGCGATCGGCGCCCAGTCCGAGCTGAAGGAGAAGGAATCGCGCGGCCGCGGCACGCGCGGGCAGCTCATCGCCTCGGTGGCGCTGCTCAAGTCGCCCGAGATCGAGGTCGTGCTCGACGAGGTGAACGCCGACAACATCAAGCTCGCCTTCATGGGCACGCTTGCCAGCCTCACCCAGGGCAGCGGCTCGATCGCCGACCAGGTCATCACGGCCAAGCTCGGCCACTGGATCCCGCTCGGCAAGCGCAACTTCGCCACCGCGGCCTTTACCGTGAAGAGCAGCGACGGGGTCACGACGTACGCGCTGGGGACGGACTACGAGGTGAACTACCGCCTCGGCATGGTTCGCCCGCTCGCCACCGGTACGATCGCCGATGCGGCAAGCCTGAAGGTGTCGGGCACCTACAACGCGGTGTCCGGCTCGACCGTGAAGGGCGCGACCAAGGCGCAGCTGCGTTGCCGCCTGCTGCTCGATGGCCGCAACCTGGTCGATGGTTCGGATGCCGAATGCGAGGTCTTCGAGGCGATCCTGGCGCCCGAAGGCGAGTTCGACTTCAAGGCCGAAGATTTCGGCTCCATCACCCTGAAGGGCAAGCTGGTGACCCCGGTCGGCAAGACGAGCCCGTTCGAGGTGCGCTTCCCTGAGCTGACCTGACCCCAGGCGCCAGACCAAAGCCCCCGCCCGGGGGCTTGAGCCTGTCGCCTGAATTCCCCGCTGAGATCCCGTAACCCCGGAAGCGCTTCCCCTGCCGGGGATTACGCGCGCGCGCGAACATGGGCCGGTCCCCACCCGACCCCGCGCCATGGCCGATCTCGTCGCAAAACTCCGTCTCATCGCCGAGACCTCCGGAAAGGAGGGGATTGCCGCGCTCGCGTCCGAGCTGGAGAAGCTGGCCGCGGAAGGCGGCGAGGCGGGGCCGAAGCTTCGCGAAATGGCGTCCGAATTGCGCGGTGCGGCCAACGCGGCGCCGCAGCTCAAGGTGCTCGGCTCTGCTGCAGATCAAGCCGCTGCGGCGCTAGACCGTATCGGCATCCGCTCGTCGGACGCGATCCAGGGCGAGATCAACCAGATCAACCAGGATCTGATTCGCCTCGGCAGTAACGCCAAGGTCAGCGCCGCAGACTTCGATCGCGCCTTCGCCCAGGCACAAGGACGCATTGCCGACCTACAGCGCGAGATGAGCGGCAGCGTCGATCCCTTCACTGCGTCCGTGGGGCGTGCGACGGGCGGGCTGGGCGGTCTGCTGACCAAACTGGGGCCGATCGGCGTAGCGATCGCGACGGCCTTCTCGGTCGATCACCTCGCGCGCGCGGCGGTCGAGTTCGATCGCATCAACCGCACGCTGGAAGCCATCCAGGGCAGCGGCCAAGCCGCCGCCCGTGAGATGGGGTACATCACCGAGGCCTCGCAGCGCCTGGGGCTGGAGCTGGCGTCTGCATCACGCGCCTACGCCAACTTCATGGCCTCGACCAAGGGCACCGCCCTCGAGGGGCAGAAGGGCCGAGAGGTCTTCGAGTCGATCGCCGGGGCAATGTCGCGCCTGGGTAAGAGCAGCGCCGACACCGAAGGGGCGCTGTTCGCCGTCGGGCAGATGGTGAGCAAGGGCGTGGTGAGCATGGAAGAGCTGCGCCTGCAGCTCGCCGAGCGCCTGCCCGGGGCGATGCAGGCCGCGGCCAACGGCGCGGGCGTTACCGTCACCGAGCTGACCAAGATGGTCGAGTCCGGCCAGGTGCTGGCCGAGGATCTCCTGCCGGGGATGGCGGCGGAGCTGCAAAAGCTTTACGGCACGTCCGCCGGTGCCGAGGGCTACACCGCTTCCTGGAACCGCTTCACCAGCGCGATCGCCGAAGCCGGTGGCCGCCTCGGCCAGACCGACGCCGTCATGAAGAGCACGACCGGCGCGCTGTGGCTGCTCGAAAAGGGGACGCAGGGCGCGGGCCTGGTGGTGTTGGGCTTCTCCGAGGCGGTGTCGCTGCTGGGCGGCTCGCTGGGCGCGCTGGCCGGCGCGATCGCCTCCGGCAACTGGTCGCAGCTGGGCGACGAAATCTCGGCGATGGCGCTGAAGAGCGGCGCCAATCTCGGCGCGCTGCGCGACCGTCTGCGGGGCGTACAAGACGCGTCGACGGGCGCGGGCGGCGCCGCGAAAAGCGCCGCCGACCAGGCCATGGCGGGAAACCCCGGTTGGCTCGCCGTCGCCAACGCCTACGCGCAGGTCACGACCTCCGTCGATGCCTACGTGAAACAGGCCGAAAAGGCCCTGGAAGCGCGCCAGGCGGAAGCCGCCGCGGCGATCCAGTTCGCCCAGGCGAGCGGTAACGAGGTGCAGCTGCGGCAGGCCGAAGCCGCAGGGGCCGCAGCTGTGGCCGATGCGACGCGCCGCGTGGCCGAAGCGAAAGCGGCCCAGCTTTCGGCCTCGCAAGCGGAGCTGGTGACCAAGCAGCAGGTGGCCGCCGCCGACGGAAAGGAGTCCGAGGCCAAGCGCGACCTGATCGAGAAGATCCGGCAGAAGCTCGCGCTGCAACAGGAAGAGGCGGACAAGGCGCGCGCGGCGGCGCAGTCTGCGCAGATCGAAGCGGCAGCACGGCAGGCCACGGCAGACGCGGTGCGGGACAACTCGGGGCGGCTGGAGGAGCTGCGTGCGGCGGCGGAGCGTGCTACGGCGGCAGTGCAGGCGCTCGAAGCCGCCGAGACGGCGAACGGCGCGGGCGCTGCTGCCCTTACTGCCGCCCGAGCCGAAGCGACGCGTGCCGCGATCCTGTACAACGACGCGATCTCGGACACCATCGCGAACATCGAGGCGCAGTCTCGCGCGGAACAGGCCGCGCTGGGTGTCGAAGAGCGCCTCGGTCAGCTCAAGCTCGCGCAGATCCGCACGAGCGAACAAGTTGCGCGGGCGCTGGGGAATGAACAATACGCCGCATGGCAGGTGGTCAACGCCAAGCGCCAGGAAGCCAGTCTCGCCCAGCTGCGCGCGCGTTCGCTGCAGGTGGAGGCCGCGGCGCAGCTCAAGGCGGTGGAGGCCCGGCGTGCGGAGCTCAAGGCCGCCGGCCAGCTCACTCCGGCCAAGATCGCGGAACTCGAAGCGGCCAAGGCGTCCGCCCTCGCCAAACAGATTGAAGGTCAGATCACTGCGGAACTCGCCGCGCAGCTGAACGCGGCAGCCGATGCGGCCATCCGCCTGATGAACGCGCAAGCTGGTGCAGGCGCCGGAGGCCAGAAAATGGCCGACGGCGCACAGCAAGCCGGCCAGGGCATGCAGCAGCTCGGCAACGACATGGAATCGCTGGGCGGGCGGCTGGGCAAGATCTGGCAGGCCGCCGTCGAAGCGATCCGCGCAATCTCCCCCGCTGCCGCGGATGCGGTCGGCAAAGTCCAGGCGACCAGCAACTCGTTTCACGAGTTCGAGAGCGGGGTGCGCGGCCTCGGCCGCTCTGCTCAAGAGCTGGTTACGGAAGGCCCGCTGGGCGACCTGACGGCCGAGCTCGAGGCGGTGCGCGCCGAAACCGCCGACGTGACGACGGCCCTCGAGGGGCTCAACAACATCAACAGCCAGATGGCTGCGGGTCTGGGCTTCGCCGGTTTCTGGAAGGGCGTCGCCGCGATGACCGAGCTGCGGCGCAGCCTCCTGGACGCGAAAGCGGCGCAGATCGAGTTCTCGATCGAGGTCCAGAAGTTCAACGACCGCGTCGACGAGGGCAATCTGTCGCTGGCGAGCCAGGAGCGCCGCCTCGCCGGGCTGGTGTCCCGCGCCAAGGAACTGGGCTCTCAAGAGCTTTCCGGCTTGCGCTCGGCGCTAGAGTCCGTGCGCAGCCAGCTGCGCAGCATCGAGGACTCCGCCCGCTCGACGCTCGACAGCATCAGTGACGAACTCGACCAGATCAACGGCCGCTACGAAGACATCGAACGCCGCCGCGCCGCATCGCGCCGCGCTGAAATCGAGGGGCAGCTCGCCGAAGCGCGTGCGTCCGGCGACCAGTCGGCCGCGGCAGATCTGCAGCGCGCGCTCTCGCGGCTATCTGAGCTGGAGCGCGCCCGCCTGGCCGAAGCCCGTGCGCGCGCAGCGGAGGAGCAGGCCCGGAAGCAGGCCGAGTCTTCCCGCCAGGCGCAGCCGGCTCCTGCTGCGTCGGCTGCCCCGGTGCCGTCCTCGACGGTGCGAGTGGAGATCGCGATGCCGGACGGCACCAAGAAGCGCGTCGACGTCGTCTCTGCCAATGACGCCCAGGCGCTCACCGGCCTGCTGCGCGAGTTCGAATCCGCGATGTCGAGATCCTCATGACCATCACCCGGTTATCCGCCCACCGCCTGCTTCGCCAGTTCCACGCCCAGGCCACTCGCGAAGCCCATGCCGTACCCGAGCAGCGCCAGGCAGGCCTGCATCAGGCGGTAACGCCACGAGGTGCGGTGCAGCTGCTCGGCAAGCTCATCGGCAAACAGCTGGCCGCGGATATTCACACTGAATTCGATGAGTTTTTTCACCTCGCCGTAGGTGTCGCGCGCTTTATCGCGCGCGTATTTCCCGTCCGCATAGCCGGACTCGATCAGCTTCGCGGCGGAGCTCCAATCTTCAGGTCCCGCTGGCCCGGAGGTCAGTATGCGCAAGTACGTCGATTTCCAGTTGCTGCTCTTCCTGCTGATGTTTGCGCTCGGCATGGTCTGCGGCTCGCTCTTCGGATGGTGGTGGGCATTATGACGCTGAGAATGGCGGGCGGAGCATGCCGGGGGGGAGCATGACCATCACCCTGACCGCCGGCGCCATCGCGCTCGCCCTCGACCCCGATCTCCTCTGGGACGACGAATTCGCCTGGGCCGCGACCGAACAGAGTTTCACGCGCGGCCTCACCGGCAAGCCGATCATCCAGGCCGCCCTGCGCCAAGCCGGCCGTCCGATCACGTTGCGCAACGAGGACGACTCGAGCGCCTGGATGACCCGCGCCGACATGGCGCAGCTGCAGGCCTGGGCCGACACGCCCGACCTGCGCCTGACGCTCACGCTGCGCGGCACCGCCTACCTGGTCGTCTTCCGCCACCACGACGGCGGCCCCTTCGAGGCCCGCCCACTCGTCCATTACGCCGATCCGGTGCCTGCTGATTGGGTGCTGGCGACGCTTCGATTCATGACTGTTACTGAGTAACGCCAGATGGCAATCCAAGAACAAAACATCGTCTTCGTGCAATCGCAGGTGATGGCCGACGTCCCCGAAGGCGGCGGCGCGGCGACGGGCGCCGTCATCGTCGACGGCGCCATGAACAACGTGTTCGAGGACATCAGCGACCTCGACCGCGCCTATGGCCGGTTCAACCTCCGGAAAATCTTCATCGCGATCCGCGAGCTCGGCACGAGCCTCTACGCCGGCGCGAAAACCGTCATCACCGCGCTGCCGACCGACCCCGCCCTCGGCTACACGCTGTTCACGACGAACGACCCGTTCGACACCCGCACCGAGGCGGCCAGCCGCGTGCAGGCGTATCTCTTCAAGGGCACGACGTGGCCCGGTTACCTGAACGAAAACCACATCAGCGGCATGCAGACGATCTCGCTGATTCAGCGCATCGGCTCGCAGCTGCCCGCCATCGGCAAAACCCTGTGCATCGTCCAGGACGAGGGCCTCGCCACCGAGAAAGAGCAGTACGTGCGCGTTACAGGGGTGTCGTTTGTCGAGGCGACCTTCACCGATGGCATCGGCGATTACACGCGCTGGATCGTCACCCTGACCATCTCCGACGCGCTGCGCTACAACTTCAATGGCCATTCGATCGCGCGGGTTGAATCCGCGTACTCCTACACCGGCAAGGCACGTATCCGCGACACCTCGGTCGCCGACGCGACGCGCTACTACGGCGCGCAGCCGCTGCAGCTCGCGGCGGCGATCGGCGACCTGCAGGTGCGCGCTGCGTCGATGTTCGCGCAGTTGGTGCCCAGCGCCCAGACGGAAACCCCGCTCGTGTCGCGCACGCTGGCCGACGGGGTGGCGCCGATGATCGCGTCGTCCGCGGCGGATCTCTCCTATACCGCGGCCGGCGCCGCCATCGGCCCGGGACTGCGTCTCGTGCTGCGGGGTGGGGCGATGCCGGGCACCGTATCGGTGATGGTGGGCGCCGTGACGGTGACCGACGATCGCGCGGGCAATGTCCTGTCGGGCACGACGATCATCGGCACCATCAGCCATGCCACGGGCGAGATCATCTTCTCGAGCAACGCCCCGGCCGCCTCGGGCACCGCGAACATCACCTATCGCCCGGGGGTGGCAGCGGCCAACCAGGCGCACACGCGCACGCAGTCGGTCACGGTCGAGAACCGCGCGCTCAACTGGGTGCTGACGCTCGCGCCCATCCCCGCGCCGGGCTCGCTGCAGATCGCGTACATGGCGCAGGGCAATTGGTATCTGCTCACGGACGACGGCGCGGGCGGGATCGTCGGTGCCGAGGCCTCCTATGGTGCGGGCACCATCAGCTATGTGACGGGCGCCGTTTCCATCACGCTCGGCGCCCTGCCGGATGCCGGCTCGCAGATCCTGTACACGTGGGGCTCGCCTGTCCATTACGTGGTGCGGGCGGGGGCAACCGAAGACGCCGCCGCGACGCTGCGGCTCGAATTCACGCTGGCCCAGCATCCGGTGGTGCCCGGCAGCTACACCGCGAGCTATCCCGTCGGCGGGGTGTCGCGCAACGCCACCGACGCCTCGGCCAACGCCTCGATCAGCGGCACGGGCGTCACGGGAACGATCGACTACGCAACGGGGGCGGTCGCGCTGGAATTCACGGCGCCGCCGGACTCGGGCGCGAGCGTGACGAACGCCTACACCTGGCGAAATGGCACGGGGCTGATGAGCGGCACCACCGCCACCATCTCCGGCAGCCAATTCACGATTCCCGGCACGGCGCCGTTCCGCAATGGCGGCACGATGCTGTTCAACGTGGTGACGAGCAAGGGCAACGTATCCGCGTCCGCGTTCATCACCACCGGCGGGCAGCTGCGCGTGAAAGCCGGCGGCGCAACGCTGCAGACCTACCGCGTGTCCTGGTCAGAGCAGCCGATCGGCACCTTCGACGCGGCAACCGGCGTCGTCACCCTCACGGCTTCGCTGTCGGTGATGGTCATGATGTGGACCGAGAACGTGAAGTCGTGGGAAGGGCCGGTCGAGTCGGCGTCCCTCGCGGGCGTGTCGTCGATCGCGGTGGAGCGCGACACCACGGCCTACGACCCCAACGCCATCACGGGCGAGACGGTGGCGCTGAGCTCCGCCGGCCTCGATCTGGACCTGACGACCACGGTGGGAGACGCCACCGTCGCCTCGTCGGTGATGCTGCTGCTCGCCGGCAGCATCTACGTCGACCGCGGCGGCGTGCTGTACAAGGACCCCAGCGTCACGACCGGCTCCGGCCTCGCTGCTGGCAGCATCGACTACTCGACCGGCCGCGTGAAGGTCACCAGCTGGACGAACAACACCGCGCTCGGCCTGCAGGTGCTCAGCTGCCTGACCCAGTACGGCGATTTCACCACCGTCGCAGCCTCGTTCCGCGCCCCCATCGCCCCGCTGAAGCCGACCAGCGTCAGCATCACGGCCACGGCCGCCGACGGCACGCTGATCTCCGCCACCTCCGACAGCGACGGCAACATCGCCGGCGCCCTGGTGCGCGGCGCGGTCAATTACGAGTTCGGCACGGCCTGGCTCGAGTTCGGCGAGCTGGTGGCGAGCGTCTGGGCGCCGCGCGACGTGATCCCCGCGTCGATCCGCTACAACGCCGTCGGCTACACCTATCTTCCGCTCAACGCGGACATTCTGGGCATCGACCCCGTGCGCCTGCCGCCTGATGGCCGGGTGCCGATCTATCGCCCCGGCGATGTCGTTATGGTGATGAACATCGCCGACACCGCGCCGGCCACCGTCGCCAACGGCGGCACCATCGCCTGCGGCCGCACCCGTATCGCCTGGGTTCGCGTCATCGACGCCAATGGCGCGACCGTCACTGCCGGCTACACGCTCGACCGCGACACCGGCGTCGTTACGTTCACCGACGTCACCGGCATCGTCATGCCCGTGACGGTACGCCACACCGTCGGCGACCTGCGCCAGATCACGGACGCCCAGATCAGCGGGCAACTCACGCTCGCCCGTGCGCTCACGCACAACTATCCGGTCGAAGGCACGCTCGTCGCCTCGTGCCTCATCCACGGCGACCGCCGCGCCCGCGTGTCGGCCGTGTGGGACCAGGCGACGTGGGACAACACCTGGGTCGATAACATCGTCGGCTCGGCGGCGACGGCGACGCTCGACACCATCGCGCACCCCATCACCGTCACGAACGATGGTGCCGAGACCGAGCGCTGGCTGCTGCGCTGGACCAGCACCACGAACGTGGAGCTCATCGGCGAGACGCGCGGCCTCGTCTATAGCGGGGCATTCACTGCGAACATCGCCCCGATCAACCCGCGCACCCGCAACACGGACGGCTCGGGCGGGGTGCCCTATCTCACCATCCCCGTCGCTGCCAACGGCGGCGGCTGGAGCGCCGGCAACGTCGTGCGCATCAACACCGTGGGCGCGCTCGCCGACATGTGGCTCGCGCGCTCGATCCAGCAATCCGACATGCCCGCCGGTACTGGCGCCGACGGGTGCGAGATTTACGCGCTCGGCAACATCGATCGGCCGTAAGGGAGGCCTGCAGCAATGGCAATCATCAATAACGCGGTGCGCTCGTACAACAGCACCATGCCCAATGGTCCGCAACTACCCGGTACAGCCGGCTCACTGGTCGCGCTGCTGAAGGCGTGTTTGGTGGACGGATTCGACACCCGGTCGGTCAATAGCATCTCAGTCTCGGGCGGCATCGCCACGGCGACGATCAGCGCGGGTAACCCATTCGCCGCAAACGACGTGATCCGCATCGCCGGGGCGACCGGTGCGCTGTCGGCGCTCAATGGCGATTGGCGTCTGAGTTCAGGCGCCGCAACGACCGTCACGTTCGACGTCGGCAGCATGCCGGACGGGAGCGCTACCGGCACGATGACCGCGCTGCGCGCCCCGGCGGGCTGGGTCCAGGCCTTTTCTGCGACAAACAAGGCGGCATTCAAGTCGGGGGATGTAACGGCAACCGGGAAGCTTCTGCGCCTCGACGATTCGGCTGCCACCTATGCGCGCGTGATCGGCTACGAAACGATGTCGGATGTGGATAGCGGAACCGGGCCGTTTCCCACCGAGGTACAGCAGGCCGGCGGCGGATATTGGGGCAAGAGCAGCGTGTCCGGCGCGACGGTGCGTGCGTGGCGTATTCGGGCCGATGCGCTGGGATTCGAGATTTCCGTACAGTATGACGGCACGAACTGGATCACCGCGTGGTTCGGCGACTTGATTCGCGAATTTCCAACGGACGAGGCCGCGGTACTGCTGACGTGCGGCGCCTCCGCGACAGTTTCAAATATGGGGCTACTGCCCCTGTTTGGCGCGACTAGTGGTCATTTCATGCCCAGAGCCTGGACACAGGCGGCTGGGGCCATTCAGGCGCGGAAGTTCGGGCACCCGAATAGCTCGGCGGGCGCGGGTTATGCCGGGCTCGACTATCCCGCCCCCGGCAGCGGGCTGTTGTATGCCACGCCCATCGAGGTATGGGAGTCCGGCGCTGTGCTCCGCGGCGTGCTGCCTGGGCTTTATGCACCGATCCACCCTGCCGCACAACTGACGGACGGAAGCGCGGAGCCAAGCGTTTCAGGAATGCCCGGTCGGCGGTTCGTCATTCAAAGAACGTCCTACGCCGGATCGAACTACGCCTTCGCAATTGACACGACGGGGCCGTGGAGATGAGCGGAAAAATTCTGCGCCGTCTGGTGGTGACCGATGCTGTCGCCGGCGGTCGAGGATTCCTTGAGGGGACGACCAAGGTAGTGGGTACGCCAGACGCGCCCGTGAGTCGGCGCGTGCATCTGATTATGCAGATAAGCGCTCGTGCCGAGCTGGCATTCCCCGGTCGAATCGCCCGCAGTGCGTGGTCCGATCCCGTCACCGGCGCGTGGCGGTTCGACTATATCAACGCGGCGGCCAAGTTCGCCGTACTCGCGTATGACCACACCGGCGTCAATGACCCCGCCGCAAAGGTCGGGCTTATTCCAACCCCCATGCCGGACGTTATCTGACTATGGACATCTCGACCGCGCACTCTAACGCCCGCAACGCAGCTGCCCGACTGCCCGCACTGCAGGCCTCGTTCGATCTCCTCGACTCCGGCCCCGGCGCACCCTACATCGAACTCTACGGCACCGTTCGCCCAGCCCCTGGCGCCGCCCCCGGCGGTTCGCCGCTCGTCACCTGCACCATGTCCAATCCGCCCGGCACCGTCGACGGCGCGCTGTTCCGCATCGTCCTCACGACGCCGATCGAAGGGCAGATCGCCGTCGCGGGCGACGCCGTGTGGGCGCGCATCTACGACGGCGCGGGCGCCTGGTGGGCCGACGCCTCGGTCTCCGACGATGCCGGCAGCGGCGAAATCAAGCTGCAGGTGGTAACGCTCGCCGTGGGGGCCTTCGTGCGCATCACGTCCGCGACCTTGCAGGGGTAATCGGTGGCCGTCGATCTGCGTTTCTGGCGTGCGGTTACGACGACCCCTGGGGCCGTCGAGCTCCGCTTCGCCGACGCCCCCACGCAGACCGACGTTACCGGCTCGCTCGCCGCAACCCTCCCCGCGGCACAGCCGCCCGCACTGGCCCTCGCCGCCACGGGCGACAGCTATGTCCTGGTCACCGGCACGCTGTCGGCCAGCCTCCCGCCGCCGACGCTGTCGCTCACGCTGGATGCGATCGAGGCCCCCGTTGGCGTCACAATCGACGCGACGCTACCCGCGCCGATTCTCCCGGCCCTCGAGCTGGCTGCCCTCGGCGAGCAGCTGCAGGCCGTCACCCTCGCGGCGACGTTCCCCGCCCCACAGATCCCGGCCCTGTCGCTCGACGCCGCCGTGACCTACGACAGCGCGCTCCCCGACGCCGTCGGGCCTCGCACCGCTCCCCGTCACGCCTCGGCGCTCGCCATTTCCGCGGGCCTCGCGGCGCACCAGCAGGCAATGCTGGCTGCGCACACGCCGGGCAACGCCACGCATGCACAGGCCCTGCCGCTGGCGATCGGGGCCCGGCCGCGCGACCAGGGAATGCTGCCCGCGCAGCGCCCGCTCAACCAGCGCCACCAACACGGCGGCGCCCTCGCGTCCGCCCTGCGTCCGCGCCATGCCGACCATGAGCGCGCCCGTCGTGCGCTCCGGCAGCGGCATCAGTCCGGACTCGCCGCCGCTGCTGGTTCCCGGCCCCGTCATGCGGAGCAGATCCGCACGCGGCAGCACCGGCGCGCCGATCACCAGTCGGGGCTGCCACTCAACTGTGCCGCCCGTACGGCCGCCCACAACGGCCTGCCCACCTCCACCCGTCGCAGCGTCCGCCACCAGCAGGCCATTCCGTTGCCAGTGGGGATGTGGCGCCCCGACCCCGGCGTCGAGCCGCCGGTTCCGAATCCCTACAGCAGCCCCGTTCATCTGCTGTTCTGGCGTCTCAATGACGGCACGACGAATCTGCGGTTCGGTAACCGGCCGCCGGCGCCTGGGGTCGTTATCCCCGTTCCGGAGTACTACTTTGTGATCAACACCGTTACGTTCGTTCGCGCCGACACGGGAGCCCCTGTCGCTGCTCGCCAGTTCTCGGCCAGCATCGACGTCGATAGCTGGACGTGGAGCTGGAGTGCGACGTTGCCCATCACTGAACTCGGCGCCGTGAAATCTCCTGCCCTGGGTGAGCAGTTCGAACTCATCGCCACCTTGAACGGGTCCCCCCTGCGCCTGGTCGTCGAAAAAATCAACCGCGATCGGCGCTTCGGTGATGGCAGGGTCAGGGTGTCCGGCCTCGGCCGCGCTGCGTGGCTTGCGGATCCGTACGCGGCCGTCGAGACCCGCTCAAACGCCCAGGCACGAACCGCCCGCCAGCTCCTCGAGGACGCGCTCACGACCAACGGAGTCTCTATTGGCTGGACCGTCGATTGGCGTATCACCGACTGGCTCGTCCCCGCTGGCGCATGGAGCCATCAAGGCACCTACAAGGACGCCGCGAATCGTATCGCCGAAGCGGGCGGCGCGTACGTACAGGGCCACGACACCGAGCAAACTCTGATCGTGCTGCCGCGCTATCCGGCTGCCCCGTGGGCTTGGGCCTCGCTCACGCCCGACCTCGAGCTGCCCGAGGATGTCGTCGAGGTGGAAGGCATCGAATGGACCGATCGTCCCGCCTACAACGCCGTCTATGTCACGGGCGGATCCACCGGCGGCCGCCACGACCGCATCCTGCGCACCGGCACCGCCGCCGACCGCATCGCCCCGCAGATTGTCGACTCGCTCGCAACGGCCCCCGAGATGACTCGGCAGCGCGGTCTCGCCGCGCTCGCCGACACCGGCCGCCAGGCGCGCATCACCCTTCGGCTGCCCGTCCTGCCCGAGACCGGCCTGATCACCCCGGGGAAGCTCATCCGCTACGTCGAGTCCGGCACGTCTCGTCTTGGGCTCAGTCGCGCCATCGAGGTGAGCCACGACTTCCCGCAACTCTGGCAAACGATACAGGTGGAAACACATGAGCTGGAACCCGTATAAGCGCCTCCTCGCACTCCTCCCCGGCGCGCCGCTCCTCACCGGCGAGGTCGTGGCCGCGCACGCCGACGGCGTCACGATTCAGCTCAGCGACGGCGCACAGCTACGCGTCCGCGGCGAAGCGGCAGTCGGGGAACATGTGTATGTACGAGCGGGAGTGATCGAGGGTCCGGCACCCGCCCTGACGGGCGTCGATCAGACGGTGTAA